GATCATCAGCAGTACTCAAAAGAGTAGCAGGTACTCATACATACCATTTGATGGGTGACTTAACATAATTAAATGGGTAAGATAGGACCCATAGCACAATCGGATACATCTATCATAACTGATGGGTTAGAATTCAATATGGATGCATCAAAATTCACATGTTATCCTAGAACGGGAACAGTATGTACTGATTTAGTGAATTCGGAAGATGGTACTCTAACAAATGGTCCTACATTTGAAAATACTGATTTAGGAGTAGTAGATTTTGATGGAACTAATGATTTAATTAGATTTAACAACTCATCAAGTCCTTTCAATATACCAGTAACAAACGCTATTGAAGTATGGTATTATCCTACAGGTAATGGAGCTCAAGCAACAGGAAATATTATATTTAGTCGAGGAGGAGATCCTGCACCTTATATAGATTGGGGTATTTACCATACAGTAAATGATAGTGGTGGCAGTGGTGCTGTTAATACTATAGAAGGGATATATGGTATAACTGATTCCCCATCATTTAATAAATTTAAATGCACTAATAGCATTATATCTACAAATAATTGGTACCATATTGTAATGACTCAATCAACCACTGATCGAAAAATATATGTTAATAATGTAGAACGATATTCAACAACAGGAACATATAGTAATGGGGTTAGTAATGCAGAAAGAGTAGATTTAGGTTCATGGGTATATGGTGGATCATTCTTCAGAGCAGTTGAAGGAAAAGTCCCTATTGCAAGAGTATATCATAAATACTTAACTGCCGATGAAGTATCTATCAATTATAATGCAATGAAAGAAAGATTTGGATTATGAGCAATATTAGAAAATATGTTGTATTTAATACAAGTGAGCTTGGTACCATAGACTTTGATCAAGTACTAATTACATCTGCAGATACTGTTCAAAAAACAGCAGATGGTACTAAAACATATGTTAAATATGAAGGAGATATGCCATCTTCTGTTGAAGCTTTAACTACTAAGGAAGGACCATATACACATAATGAGATATTAAATATTTTATCTGGACCAGATTGGTTTATAAATGTGCCTAATTAATACTTACATTAAATATGAAATTTAATAAAAATTTATTATATTTATTGTAGTAAAAATAAGTCATGATTAAAGAAAAAAAAGTTTTAACAGAAGAAGAAATTAAGGAGTTAAAAGAACTAAAAACTGATTTTGATAGTTTAATATATTCATTAGGTACTATTGAAGCAGAAATTAATGTTTTAGAAAATACAAAAATAAACATAAAGAAAAAATTAGTAGATTTAACTAATAAAGAAAAATCAGTTGCACAAAAATTAGAGGATAAATATGGTGCCGGTAAACTATCATTGGATACTGGTGAAATCCAACCCTTTTAATAGTTTTTTAATAAAGGTTTTGATATTTATAACAAAACTTAAATAAAGACTAATGGCTGAAATTATTCTATCTCCCGGTGTACTAGCTAACGAAAATGATCAATCCCAAATTAGATCACTACCCGTAGTAGCTGGTGCCGCTATTATAGGCCCAACAGTAAAAGGTAAACCCAATATTCCAAGATTAGTTACTACATTCAGTGAATATCAAGCTGAATTTGGTACTACATTTATTAGTGGTTCAGGAGCTGGAGCTAATGAATTTTCATTTTTAACCTCCATCTCAGCCAATAATTATTTCCAACAAGGAGGAACTTCATTACTTGTAACTAGAGTAGCTAATGGTATCTTTACCCCAGCCTCTAGTTCACGTGTAGATGCAGAATCAGAATCTGGAGAAATAGATACTACCTCAAATGCTTTATTAACATCTTTGACTGGTGTTACAGGTTCAGTAGGTACTTATATTATTTCAGGTTCCACCTCAGGAAATGGAGCTTTGTTTACAGCTAGTATAGAGTTAGCAGCTGATGGTCAAGAAGTAAATAATATCACAGTAACTAGTACTACTACGGGTTTTGTAGTAGGAGATGTTATCACGATTTTCTCTGGATCCCTAGGATATGAATCTCCTACTGCGGGAACTAACACTACGATTAATATTAATGCTGATGATTTAATTAATAATGAATCATTTGTATTAGAAACATTATCAGAGGGTGAAATACTAAATAATACAGGAACAGAAGGGGTTAATGGAATTTTAACCAATGGTACTTCTGATAATTTAAGATATGAAATATCGGGTCGTAGCACGGATCAAGGCGTATTTACACTATCCATTAGAAGAGGTGATGATACTACTAATAGCAAAACCATATTAGAAACTTTTACTAATTTATCCTTAGACCCTAGACAATCTAACTACATAGAGAGAGTAATAGGTAATCAAGTGCAAAATTTAGTGGGATCTGGTAACCCGGATGTTTATGTTAGAACCTCTGGATCTTATGCTAATGCTTCTAGATATGTAAGAGTAAAAGAAGTAAAATTCCCTACACCAGATTATTTTGATAATAATGGTTCTCCAAAACCACAATTCACATCATCAATTCCATTAAATCAAAGTGGTACTTTTGGAAACGCTCAAGGAAGTGTATTTACTGGTACTAATACCTTATACCAAAATATAGGCAATACAACTCAGGGATTAACTGGGACTGATTATACGGATGCTATTAATTTATTAGCAAATAGGGATGAATATCAATATAATATCATATCATCACCTGGTATTAATAATGCAGATCACAGTGCTCAAGTAGGTAGCCTTATTTCAATGGTAGAAAATAGAGGTGATGCTATAGCTGTAGTTGATTTAGTGAAATATGGTTCTACTATTACTACGGTCACCTCCGAAGCAGGGGAAGAAGATTCTTCATTTGCCGCAGCCTATTGGCCATGGTTACAAGTATCAGAACCATCTAATGGTCAAATTGTATGGGTACCAGCATCCACTTTAATACCTGGAGTTTATGCAAATACAGATGCTACAGCAGAAACATGGTTTGCACCAGCTGGATTTAACAGAGGTGGATTACTAGGTGTAGTGCAAGCCGAAAGAAAATTATCTCAAGCTCAAAGAGATTCACTATATGTAGGTAAGGTTAATCCTATAGCTACATTCCCGGGTAGAGGAGTAGTAGTATTTGGTCAGAAAACATTACAACAAAGGCAAACAGCTTTAGATAGGGTAAATGTGAGAAGATTATTAATTAGTCTAAAATCATTTATTTCACAAATTTCTGATAATTTAGTATTTGAACAAAATACAGCAGCTACTAGAAATAATTTCTTAGCACAAGTAAACCCATTTTTGGAAAGTGTGCAACAAAGACAGGGATTATTTGCATTTAAAGTGGTGATGGACGAAACCAATAACACCCCGGATGTAATCGATAGGAATCAATTAATTGGACAGATTTTCCTACAACCTACTAGAACTGCTGAATTCATATTATTAGATTTCAACATCTTACCAACGGGTGCAACATTCCCATCTTAAAAAACCTAAATTTAGAATATTTATAATAAAATAGAAACATGCCAGTATTAGATCCAAACGAAATATTTTTTACCGCATTTGAACCTAAACAAAAAAATAGGTTCATAATGTTTATAGATGGGTTTCCGGCTTATCAAATAAAAGGAGTGAGTGCTATAAGTTTAACCCAAGCTTCTATACCCTTAAATCACATTAATGTGCAACGATATGTAAAAGGAAAAACAACTTGGAATCCTATTACATTCACATTATTTGATCCGATTACACCATCGGGTGCGCAAGCGGTAATGGAATGGGTTCGTCTTCACCATGAATCTGTAACGGGTAGAGATGGTTATTCTGATTTTTATAAGAAAAATCTTACCTTTAATGTCCTAGGTCCTGTAGGAGATATTGTTTCCGAATGGATTATTAAGGGTGCTTTAATTACAAGTGCAGACTTTGGGGAATATGGCTATGATGATGATAGTGCTGCCCAAGAAATTACTATGGAAGTACAACCAGATTACTGCGTATTGAATTTCTAAATTATTCATTTATTTATATTTTTGAATGTCCGGTATTTATTACCGGACATTTTTTTCTATGGGAAGAGCAAAAGTTATAAAACCAGCTATACAGGATAGACCTGTACAATTTACTGATCTAACTACAACTGGAAAATTAGTTACACAGGGATCTGTAGAATTTTCGGGATCAATTTCAACTGTATCTGCATCTATTCAACATATAGATATGGCGGATGCTACTTTTATTGATAGTAGTAATGGTACCTTAACATTACAATCAGATGATGGAACTAATATAAAAATAACTGATGTAGTAAAAGTAAATAATAATGTATTTGCTCAAGAGGTGAACGGTTCTTTTAATTTATCAGGTAGTACTG